ACTCAATTACATATTCGTTAGTATCTAAATCCTTTACAGCGTAAAAAGATGAACCCGAAGGTAAATAATGTTGTACTGTATATAAAGAAGATGTAGTCCATACTACAGGAGGGTACATCTGAGTAACATTTAATCTAAATCTATTAATACTTTCAGGAAAGAAAGTACCAGGATTTTCCGCTAATGAAATTTTAAGATTAGGTTGGCTTAATACCTCAATACCAGATGAACCTGTTTCCCATACAAAATCATTCCATCTAATTTCAAGTTGTGGAGGATAAATTGTATTAGTATCAACACTGTAATATTGCATTACAGGTTGAACTAATTTATTTGGGTTAAATTCAATATTATCTTCCCACTTAATTAAAAATCCTTGGTTAGGTAAATTATTAACTTTAGTTATTGCTGAATGGGAATACCAAGTTTTTACAATATCAGTTACTTTTACATTTATATCTTTTACAGTTCTAACATCAAAAGATTCGGTAACTAGTGTATAATTAGTTCCATTTGAACTAGTATACCAAGCACCACCTCCAGGAACTGAGTATGTTGAGTTAAAAGAGCCAGTTGAGTATGTTAAAGTATTAATTGGCCAGGCATTACCATCAGCAAAAAATGGAGATTCCCAACAAGCACCATCTGTGGTTAAGGGTTGATCTAAATAAGTACCAGTACCATTATTCCAAGTTGAGCCTGTAGGGAAAACAGCAGCAGGCCATACCTCTATAATCGAATCTTCTACTATTCCTTGTGCTGTGGCTATAAATAGTTTTAAATAAGCATCCCATTGAGAACCGGATACTAAACCATTTAAAGTTTCAGCAATTTCGCTATTAACAAATTTCACAAGTGATCTAGCAACTTGTGGTGAAGTGTTCATAGCAAAGTTAAGGTTAGATACTTGTAAAATAGGATCTATACCCGTATTCATTTTAGGATACTGTGAATATAATGTAGTATCCTTGTATGGGAAAAGTTTATATACTGCCATTTTTTATCTATAAAAATCAGATGCTCTAGATACTAAAACACTACCTTGACCATCTACTGTACTTAATTGATCTTGGTAGGTGAATCTTGGACTATAAGGTTGAGAAGATTGAACTTGAATTATGTTAGACCCTATACGAGTTGTAAAAGCAGGTGCTTTAGGGGGTGTTAAACCTGGTGAACGGTAAGATGGATTTTCAACATCTAGGCCTGTTACATCAAATGAATCTACTAAAACACTATTGTTGACATTTAATCCTATACCTAAATTTTCATTTCCTCTTTGACCAATTTGGTTTCCTGAAGGTGGGTAAAAAGCTAATCTCCAACTAGCTGAGTTGTATAAATCTAATAGTCCGGGCATGTTAATTTATTTTAAAAGTTTACTACTCTACCTACTATATCGGTATTAGGATATTTTACTTCAAATATCATAGGATCAATCGATGGGTAAATTGTATTATTTTGTGTAGCTCCTTCAATATCATAGGCATATTGAGAATATCCTAAAGCATTTCCTACTTTATTAGTAACTACAACTGAAGCTACAGTTTGTACTCCTTCAATAGCATCAAGTAATAAATTAATTTCTTTAAGAAGAATAGGTTCGTTAAATTGCCAATTATCTAAGGAAAAATATTGTTGGGTTGCTAATATACAATTACGTAAAATTTCATTACTGTTAAAGTTTGGTCTAACTGTTATTTCAAATTCAACTCCAATATTAATTATAAATCCATCTTTAATATTAATTGAATCACCAATTATTCTGTATTGAGATATATAAGTAGCTAAATTTTGTTTTAATGCTGGTGATGCTGTAGTTAAATTACCATTAACATCAAAAGTTAAAACATATAAGTCTACTGTACTTGGTGTTTCACCTGGGGTATCACTAGCGGCTTTTGCTTTAGTAACGTATGCTTTAGCAATAGTACCAAATTCAGAAGGTAAACTTAAGGCTCTAACTAAATAATCATCTTGGGTTACGTTACGTAACTGAGAGTTGAAGTTAGCTAAAGTATTCTGTCTAATTTCTTCAGTTGTATCTCCATCTCCCCCACCAGAAGCAGCTACAGGATTATTAATAGATACAGAATTAAATACATAATTACCTATAGTAGTATTAGCCAAACTAAAATTATTAAATGTAGCAGTGTTTATAGGTAATACTGTTAAATTATTAGCAGGTATGTTTGAAGTAACTCCACCCCCAGTTAAATATCTAACTATTAAATCGTTAGAAGGAGCAATACCGTAAGTATCGTTAAACATAAAGTTTTGAGGAGAAAATGCTGTTGTAAGTTTATTAATCTCAAATGGTAATCCTAGACCAACGTTATCGGCATTTGGTGTGATTAATTCCGCGGTATCGTTCGGAGATCCTGCGCCAAATTGAACTTGCAACGAACCACTACCTATAAAACGAGTAGCGTATCTTGTAGGCACACCTTGCAATTTAAGTAGATTAGGAGCGTCTTGATCTAAATAAAGATTTGGATCGTTTGGGTTTGTATTAGCTACAGATATAAATACTGATTCGTCAGCTAAATGAGGAACTTCATACCATTTTTCACCTGTAACTGAATCTACTATATCTAAAATTCCTATGATATTTACATCATTAATAATACGAGTAGCAAATTCTTCAGGTTGAGAGAAAGCAAATGTAGTAGTTTTAATATTTCCTGAAATGGCTTTTCTACTTTTTTTAAGTAAAAAATAATCAATTACACCCCCAGTTTGTTGGTATACTGATACTGTGGTAGGATCTATTGAAGATGAAACTGCAAAATTTATAGGATCTTCAATAATGAAATTAATGTTACTATTATTCTGTGATTGAATTTGTGTATTAGCTGGGATTGTTATAGCATAACTATAATCGGGGATTTGTTGACCACTAGACCAGAAAGCTGGAATTTGTTGGTAAAAATCAATATTAGTAGTTGCAGTAGCAGTTATTCTAGGTTTATAACCAAACATGTAAGCTAAATCATACAAATTACTTGTTTCTCTAGCATATTGGATAAAGGTTTCTTGGAATTGGTTATCTTGGTAAAAAGATAAAACATCACCTACATAGGCAGCCATTTCCATAAACATCATACCAGGTGATGCTTCTGTAAAGTCGTTGTATGTGTTTGGAAAATATGTACGAGAATAATCAATTAGAGCTTGTCTAAGAGTAGAAAAGTCTCTATTAATATATTTTATGTTACGAGTAACTGCCATTTTATAAGTTTAATGTTAATTCTCCAGAGATTGTGGTATTAATGACGTTGTAAAATATCTGGACTGTAATTATATTATAGTCAGGCTGTGATAATACATCTAATCTTTGAACATTTACTGTAGGAAAATTTTGAGCAAGTTTATTTTGTATATCATACTTTATACCATCTAGATTATCATTAGAAATTTGGTCAAAAATATATTGACGTAAATTTCCACCATAGGTTGGATTTAAGGGCCTTTCACCAGTATTAGTTAAAAAATAATCTATTAAATTAGCTTTTATAGCTTCACCTGTAGTGTACGTAGATTTAAAACAAGCAGGACCATTAAAAGGTAACGCTACCCCTACCGCTCTGCCTGGGCGGAAATCAATCGGTGGGATTTGTTGAGCGTTATATGGCATTATTTTTTATTCATTAATCCCATAATCATGTCTAAACCTACATTACCATCAGGTAATTTAGACCCATCAGCCATAGTATTCATTCCTGGGGCTATTTGGAGTGTATTAGTATCTACCCCCATACCTCTGGCATCAGTTGATGTAAATGACATAGTTTTCATTTCATTTAGCATATCAGCATAAATTGCTTTTTTTTCAGCGTATGATTTTTCGGATTGAGTTGTATTAGCATTAACAGTTACAGGATGCATTTGGTAAGCTTCCTGAATTGGTGCTTTAGGTGAACGAACAGCTTCCAAAAGGATATCTTTTAGTTCCTCTTGGATAGCTTCTTTTACGGCTTCTTTGATTAAGTTTTTTAATTCCGCGGTTTTCATATGTTATAAATATTAATTTAATAAGCTTTTAAATTATCTCGGTCAATTATTAATTTAAGTTCCTCAACTAAAACTTGAGGATCGGAGGCAAATGATAATTCTGTAGATATTAAAGTTATACCATCTGCATTTTTACCTACTGCCCTGTTTCTATTAACAGTATCAGTATAAGGGAAGGTTTCAATTTCTAATCTAAAACCTTTATAAGTGTTTTCATCTGCTATAATTTGATTAGCAGTATTAGATAATACGCTATCTGAAAATTTAACTAAACTGTTTTCTAATTCAGGATTACAAGTTGTTATTAACTGGTCAAATGCCCCTAATATTGCTACAAGTTTAGTTACTAAATTAGAAAACATATTTACAGGAACTGAAATATTAGATACGGGGGCTTGAAGTTTAGGGAGACGAGCCTCACCATTAAAATCAAATTTTAAAGATTCATTTATAGTATCTATATCTTTAGTTACTGAAACTAAAGCACCAGGAACTAATGGAATTACTTTAATAGCTTGGTTAATCACAAAGCTAGTTAAAGT